ACCTGTACTAATAATTTCCTGTTGGCCGATACTAACGGTATGTAGGTGTACACCTTTGGCTTTTGGCTCACCGGTGGTTCCACCAGGCAAGTAGGGCACAGGTTGTGCCTACGCCACAGGCAAAGCCAAAAAGGCTAGACCACCAGAAAATAGCGTCTGCGCTCATGACATGGCCTTCACAGCGTCTATGCCTTGCTGGGTGATTGCACACACAATGCCCTGAGAGCCACTCAGGAGCGCTCTACGCGCGCCTGTGTCCTGAATTAGTCCCAGTGTGCGTAAATCGCTGCAGCGCTTCCAGTAGCCCTTTATATCGTGACCGTCTAGGACGGCTCGAGCGCCTGCTTCCTCATCTGTAAGGCCTAGCGTGGCGTAGAAATACTGGCGTAGCAGGATTGCTCTGTGGCTTCCTACTCGTAGAGGCTTGATTTGCCTGCTGGTTTCAGGGTCGGTGTCCCTGAATAGTGGTAGGTCTGTAAAAAGCATGTCGGTGCTCCCTTTGGTAGTTGGTTTTTTTACCATAGCAAAAACAAATTGCTATTGGTGGATACCTACTGTTTCGCTGGTTTTGGCAGGGCTCGCCAGGCTGCTTCTAGTTTCTTAGCGTCTTTGGCCATGTCCATCTCAAGCTCAAAGTGCAACCAGGCACCACCTGTACCGGCGCTTTCTGCAGCGTTGGCATAGACCTTTACGCCTTTGGTGCCTTCGCCACGTGAACAGCGATAGCCACGGCCAAACTCACCGTATTTGTAGTCATGCAGCTCTACTAAACCAATGGCCTCGGAATGTTCAATAAGCCAGTCCCATAGCTCTTTTGCATCGGCACGGCCTGCGCGTGTCGGGGGATACCCCACGTCACCTGCTACGCCGAGGCTGTGCACAGACAAGGTTTTTTTGCCTCGCATGTTGCGCACTACCCATGTGCCCAGATTGGTAAATGATGGGTAGCGCCGTTTGCATAGATCCATGAACTTTTCGGTGCCTGGCAGTTTGCCTTTGCCTGGTTCGGTCACTGGGTAGTAGGGGTATTTGCGTGTCATGGTGCTGGTGGGTCTTTTGGTTTGTCTTTGAGGCCGTTGCCTGCGAGTAGTCCTATGAGGCCACCTGAAAGGGTGAGGAGCATGCTGGACAATACAGACCAAGCCTCTGCGTCATTGGGTGCCTGTTCGAGAGGCTGTGTCACGAATAGAACGCCGTACAAAATTGCTATGACGCTGAACAGGAATGATGCTGTTAGTCCTATGCCTACGGTTAGCACTAGGCGTGCTTTGACTTCCTCGTTTGTCAATTTTTCTCTAGCCACAACGGCCTCCTCCTATTTGTACGTCTGTGCCAATGGTGACTGGCAGTTTGTTTTTGATGCGTTCGCAGTTCACTCTTGTACGGTCTGCACAGGCTGTGAGGGTAATGGCGAGCAGGCTAATCAGTGCTAGGCGTTTCATGGTAAACGACAGCCAAACAATTGATAACTGCCAGTCATGTTTCCTGAAGCTACAGAAATTCTCATACCGTCATACGATGTTGAGTTTGTGTTTGCTCCCCAAATTGACTCTGTGCTATTTCCACTATTGCGATTGAAAACATTGATAATGCGAGTTGGTTCAGCCACCTGTGGACAAAAAATGTCTGCAGTCAATGCGTGATACGCAGAAGCATCATTCGCACCAATTCTTACGCTGCTTGCACCAGTAGTTCTTGAAGCACTTACAGTTGTACCGTCTACAGACAAAAATTGGTATTGGTATGTTGAAGTTGAAATTGTTGAACTACCAGACCGTAATTGCCAACTAAAAACGTTTCCACCAGCCGAACTTTGGCAGTCCAAAATAAGCCGATAGTTACGGTAAGTAGAAGTAAATTTTGAGTCGATTAGAATTTCGGTCACAGCACTAAACGATGCCCCTGCTACAAACACCAGCCCTGAGTTGGCCAAGTAGGTGTTGGTGTCACTCGCAGTGAGGACTTCGCCCGTGGAAAATTGCTTTGTAGCCATGTTTAGTATCCTAACTTGTTGTTATTAAGCGTGCCGAAAACGGTCGAATTGAGTATGAGGTAATTATTCAAATCAGCACCCGACAGATAGAACGTGTATCGACTCGACTCAGGCGTAGCAGTCACCCTCACACCCTCAATAATTGACTGGTACACAGTGCCACGAAAAGTCACCGACACCCTCGCCCCAATCACAAAACCAAACGTACTAAGACCCATGTAGTCCATTTCAAAAGAACTCTGAGCCTCAGCCAAACAAGAAACACTGGTCAAAGCAAACTTCTGTGTGCCGTACTGACTCAACAGGAAATTGGCCTGGTCGAGTGCTTGACCGGTAGAAGCCGAAAGGCTGTTCACCGTGTAAGTACGAAACGGCGCAACAGCCCCCACATTAGTGACGGTCTGGGCTGCGAAGTTTGCAGGATCAACTGTTACCTGTGTGTAGAAGTTGTCTGACAAAGCACCAAAGTCCACTTGGTCATAAACCTGATTAGTGGCGTTGTTAGCAACATCGCTGAAGTTCACTGTGCACACACGATCGTTATAAGGGCCGTTGCAAAGAATAAAGTTCGGCCCTGTAGCGTCAGCCATACGGCCATTCAAAGTGACTAGCGATGCGTTTATCCAGTCGCCCCAGGTGCCCGACACCGTAGAGGAACCCATTGCAGGTGACGTTGGCTCGGTGCTAATAACTAAACCTGACTGCACACCAGCTGCAGTGCATTGGTTAGCAAAAGTATCTGCAGCCATTGCATAGTTTTGGCCTGACATTCTTGAGGCTTCAGCAAAACTGCCTTCAAGGGTCACATTGAGATAGTCGGCCTGACCGACACCAGATGCAAACGGTATGCCATAGGTGACGCTCACATCTTTTATGTTTGCGTGAAACATCGCATAGTTACCGTCTGTCGTGTTCGGCCCCCAAATACGCACATAAGTACCCGGCACCATTGCCGTGTTAGGTGTGGCGTATCCAGTCGGATAACGAATCGTCAGCGACCCTGTTGAAGCGCTGTACTGGTCAAGCATGAATTGCCTGCCGATGCTGAACGAGATGTTCTGAACATCGTCTAACTCAACCCATGTGCCTGTGTTGGCTGTAGTTGAATACTCGACTTTGTAGTTGTACGGCATCAGAAAGCGTTATTTGTTTTGATTGGGATAGAGCCGTTCTGACGCATGTAAGTACGCAACGCTGCCACCACTGCGTTAGGGTCGCCACCACTCACGTTGATAGTCACACTGTTGCCACCCATCTGCCCCATGCGATCTAATGGGATTACAGCCTCGGGACCTTTCTCACCAATCATCGCGAGTATGCCCCCTGGCGTATTTACGATGCCACCCTCAGCGAGCATTGGAATGTTAGGCACATCGAAGCCCTTGCCACCGAGGCCAGGCACCCAGCTCGGAACTTTGAAAGACAATTTACCGATGGTGTTATTCCAGAGGGTAGCAATGCCGTTGAAAATGCCCTTATAGAAGCCGAGCAAAGTCTCAAAGTAGCTTTTGATTACGCCAATGCTAGAAGTGACCACGGTATTGATGACACTAAAAATGCTGTCCACAATGTTGCGAAAGCCCTCAAACTTTTTGTAGGCCAGCACTAAACCAGCCACCAAAGCAGCAATAGCAATAACCATGAGTGCAATGGGGTTGGCAGACATGACAAGGTTAAACGCTGCCTGGGCAACTGTCGCTGCGATGGTGTATGCAGCTTGCAATTTGAGGTAGGCGTTATAGGCAAGAATGATGCCAGCGAGCGTGCCGATGACACCAGCCACTGCCAAAAATGCTGTGGTGTTCTCACTAGCAAAATTGCCGAGCGCAGCCAATACCGGCAGTACAGCATTTACTGCAGGCAAAAGTGCAGCGCCTATTGACTCTTTGGTTTCTTGCAGGCTAATACTGAGGCGTTTGAATTGCCCCTGAGCAGTATTTGCAGCTGTCGATGCAGCACCACCTGTGGCTGTGCCGATGGCGTACATAACGTCCTCAAACGATGCTCCGTCCTCGATCATCTGTCGGTATTCGGGTGCCAACTTGGCTAGGGCTTTGAGGTTGCCACCGTAGGCCTTCTCTAAGGTTTTTGTGACTGTCGCCAGTGGTATGCCTTTTTGCGCTGCAATGTCCATTGCTGCACTTGCTAGTTTTTGCGCTTCACTGACCGAGCCTGTAGCGCGAACAAGGCCAGCCAAAGCAGGGCGTAGCTCATCATCGGTTACGCCTAGCAACCTGCCCTGTGCAGAAATAAAATCCTCAACACCAGCGACCTGTGCATCGGTTGCGCCAGTGGTTGCTTTAAGTTGGCGTGACAATTCAGCTTGCGATGCAGCGTCCTCGATTGCTGCTTTAGTAGCGTCACCCAAAGCAACGGCTAAACCAGCCACGGCTGCAGCTGCAGGTAGCGCTGCCTTCTTGAGTGCGAAATTTGCCTTGGCTCCCACGGTGCCGAGGCTCTGAAATTCCTTCACTGCACGGTCAATTCCCTTCGAATTGAACTCGCTTACGATTGGTATGTAAACAGCCATTAGCCGAGTGTCCTGTTCACCTGGTTAAGCACTTGCTCAATGGCTTGCAAAATGTCTTTAGTGGCTTGGCCATAGATGTATTCACGCTGTCGCCACATGCCACGCTGGGCAGGGCCGTAAGCCATTGTGAGGTAGCTCGAGAATTGGCCTGTGTCGCCACGCAAACCTGCCATATCAAAAATGGCACCACCAGCATCTTTTTGAATAAGCGTTACCAGTGGGAATGAGCCACGCTGGCTACGCCCACCCACCTGAATGGTTACGCCCTTGCGCACTTTCTTAGGGTCATACGAGAGGCGACCTGTGCCCTTCTTAGATGGGCCCATTCCCGACAATGGAGGTACGCCAGGGTAAGTCTGAGCCACGCGCGACACCATCTCAGCGCCACTAGCTTTGATCTGGTTCACAGCCTTGAACTTGGTCTTGCTGTCAATCTTTTGCAGTTCAGCCAGCGCTGCCTTCAGGCCGTAAATCTCGGTGCTTGCTGTAACGCTCATTTGGCCTTTTTCCTCTGCTCATTGATAATACTAATGCAGGTGTTCAGGTCGGGTACATCAAACTCTATTTGTGGTGGCCACCAGCCACACT